TAGTAGGAAATACATCTATTAAATTAAAATTAGTATAATTTTTACTCACTACAAATCTAATCTTGAAAGTGAATCTTCTTTTGGTTTATTGATTTCTTCATCTAAACCCAATCCACTTCCTTCCAAAAACATCTTTGGAACTTTACCACAATTACCACAACTATATACTTGAACTGGTACAAGTGCTTCTTGTCCCGTTGGTGATAAAATTGGTGAAATTCTCTTAATTACACTTGCTGTAATAAAAAGATAATTACCACAATCATCACACTTTATAGTATCTGCCTTTTTTAAATCAACTTGAACTTCTGCTCTGGGTAGTGGTTTCATGGGTTTTGTTGTCATTTTATAACTCCTTAAATAATCTCATCTATTAAACCATATTTTTTACAATTTTCAGCATCCCACAATAAATCATGTTTTAATATTTCATCTATTTTTCTCATTGGAACTTTTGTATATTCCTTATACACATTCTTAATAGTAGTCATCATTAAATCAAGATTCTGTTTCTCATCTTCAAACTCAGAATACTTTCCCCAAAAGTTTGTTGATAATTGATGAATTAACATATAAGAATGTCTACTCATAAATCTATAACTTCCAACTACTGACATAAATGTAGCGGCACTTGCACAAAATCCATCTACATAAGTATGAACTGGAACTTTACATCTCAGTATTGTATCCATTGATGAAATACCTGCAGTAATTGAACCACCACCTGAATTTATAAGTATTTTTAAGGTCGGTGGATCCATATCTAAATTATATCCAAGTGTCAAACTTTTAGATTCTATCTCACCTATCTTTTTATTTAATTCTGCTGCACTTTCTCTATTCACACCAGCATAATAATAAATCTTGTTTTCATGAACTGCTATATGTTTTTCTGGTTTAGTATTATTTGGTTGTGCACCTTTTTTAACAGATGGTTTCTTTTCACCCCAATGTTTTTCATTCATTATTTTACTACTCCTAATAATTCAATTAACATAGCCATAGCATTGATCTCCTTATCAACTACCTGACTATCACTTAACTCATACTTAGCAATTACTAAAATACATTCAGCAACATGACCTTTTCCATAACTATCTACTTCATCATACAATAATTTAAACAAATCAGCGAAATCTGTAATTTGAGAATCGGCCACTAATTGTCTTATATTTTTAAAAGCACTTTTCTTATCTTGTGTTTTTAGTATTTCTAATAACTTTAATTTATAATCATTTTGAATAACACTCCCCTTATCCAATATTAACTTACCCTTTATAACATTTCGTTGAGCTGAATTTATAACCCTGCGAATATCTGGATAACCACCATTAACTAATAATCCAATATCTGACACTTCATATAAAACATTTTCATTATCTAATATACCTGATAAATGTATTGCTACTTCCTTTTTTGAAGGTGGTATAATTTGAAATGATTGACATCTACTTTGTATTGGATCAATTATGCGCTCGACATAGTTACAAGTTAAAATAAACCTACAATGTTTACTGAAGGTTTCCATTAAATTCCGTAATGCCGCTTGTGCATTAGGAGTTATATAATCACATTCATCGAGCGCAATTATTTTATAATCTTTAAATCCTACAGAAGATGCAAAATTCTTTATTTTTGTTCTGACAGTATCTACATTATTTTCATCACTCGCATTAATATATAAATAATCACAATCTATATTATTCATCAATATTTTTGCGAGAGTGGTCTTACCTGTACCAGCCTTTCCATGCAATAAAAGATGCGGTAAGTCTCCACTCTCTAGATACACCTTGACCTTACCTTTAAGATGATCATTCCCAATGTAAGTGTCAAGTGATGAGGGCCGATACTTTTCTACCCATAAAGTATTACTTGTCATAAAATCCTTTTTCTTTTACTTTGTGTTTTGTAACCTCAGCTTTATTGAAAGCCCCTTTTGGATAAGGTAACTGAGGATGTTTCAAGTTATTAATAAATAGTCTATTGTCTTTCTTACTACCAAGAAAATATAAATATCTATGTTTTTCTGCTTCCTTCTTTAACCAAAATGTATGTCCAATCTGACGTTTCAAATGTTCAGCATTACTACTACCATACATAGAATAAACAGTTCTACTGTGTATCCACTCACCATTTTCTTCTATTTTCAAACTAAACGTAGGCGCCATTTGAATAGCACCACATCCTTGATACAACCAATTAGTAGCTTGATAAATACCACCTGCATGATTTTGTTCTGGATCTGCATAAGATACCAATACCTTTACATCAGAAGCATTTTCCTTTAACCATTTAAATGATTGTGAAATAACATAAGATTCTATATTTTTTCCATAACCATCATAAATAACAAGCCTTGTTAATTCTAAAATATTTTTAGTAGTGAGTTCTAAATCTTCTTTAAAAATAGAACCAAGAACTCTTCTACCAATAGGAAAACCATATGCTATTGCACCAATTAATTTTTCTTCTTTCTCATCAAAAAATTTATGTTCTTCATCACTTTGATAAAAAATCCCTATAGGATATCTGCATGAAGATAATCTACCACTATAATGATTTTTTTCAATGAAACTTCTAGCTAATGGTTTGGGAATAAGTCTTAAAGACACTTTTGAAGTATCAACATAAGATTCTTCCATTAATCAACTGATTGTAATGCTACTAAATAATAAGTTGCGTTATAATTGTCAATTTTAAAATTAATTCTAGCCAAACCATCTCCACTAACTTCGAGAACTGCACTTTCACATTCTTTATTAGCAGAAAGAACATCTCTAAAAAGATTAGCATTAAAAGAAACTTTATTAATTTCTTCATATGTATCAGTTTCTACAGGAATTGTAACACGATTAGTATTAATTGATGAATATCCTATAACAACTTTTACACCATCACTATTTGTAATGACTGTAAAACTATCTGTATCTGCAAGAGCTGATTTACCAGAAATAAACTTCTGAATAAACTTACTATCTACTTTTACCTTAACATGAAACTCAGGAATCTTTTTAAGTTTCGGTGGTTGATTTATAACAGATAAATCTGACAACATGTAGTTTACACTCGCCACCCCATCAGTTACTTCTAATGAAATAGCTTTATCACCTGCTTTAGTTAACTTCATTTCAACATCATCTGAAAGTACATCCAAGAGTTTAATTAACTGTTCTGTATTATAAACTCCAAGCTCAACATCTTCAAAGTTCCAACTATTCATGGATAATTCACCACGTAAAGATTTATCACCTGTGATAAACCTAGTACTCAATGTATCTCCTTTACTAGTAAGAACTACAGAAGCAACATTTCCACTTAAATAGTACTTATCAATGAAACGACTTACTTTATTTTTATTCATAACTGTTCTCCATTTATTATAACCATATATACATATATATTAGTTTAGTTTTCTAAATTCAAAAATATTTTTCTATACTCTCACTCTTATCAACATGCTGCCCCCACTCCATTGTATCATAAAACATTTTTATTTTCTTCTTTAAAATAGAATTATAAATTTTATCAAAATTCACATATTCCATTATAAAATTTAATATTTCTGGTGGGTCTTCATATCCTTTATAAGCAACAGTATCTAATCCGAAATTGTTATTTTTAAGATATACCCATTTAATTTTTTCACCATCTGATATAAGATTATACTTATTACCTAATTTAAAATATCTAACTAAATCATTATATGATATTGATGCTTTAACATGAACTGGAGCACCCCTTTTAAAAGTTGTAAAAATAGAACTAGAATCAAAAGTTGCATTTCTATCAGTATATTTTATTATACCTTTAACTCCAGTAGGTATTGCAATAGTATCTAATTTCATTTTTTTCATACCATTTTTAAAATCTGAAATCCTATCATCTATTTTATCTTTTGGTACATCAGTTAATATATCTTCTAACACATCAGCTAAAAATTTTCTAAGTGCAGTAGGAAAATTTGAACGAACTGTATCTATTCCCTTAACTAATATTTTATTAACCTTAACACCATTATCACTAATGATTTTCATTCCATATCTTTTTTTAACAATAAACAATCCAGATTTAGCAATAATCTCCTGCTTAATTTCAAATCTATGGTTGTCTTGTAAATTACACATTCTCTTAGAAAAATAATCATAAGACTTATTTATAAAACTTTGAATTTCTGATGCAATTTCTGTAATTCTCTGTGCCATCATTACATCACTTAATTTTTTATCAGGAAATCTTTTCTCAATCAATGGAACTGCAGAATAAAATACAGAATCAGTATCTATATAAATACAATAATCTTTATCACCCGTTTGTAACTCTTTATTATAATAAAAATTTGCCATCTTCTTTGTAAATTTAATTAATGTCTGACCAGTTAATGTTGTTGCTTCAGCATTATCTAAATCATAAAATCTAAATACTGGCAATCCCAATACACCATATAAACTATTCAAAATAATCTTTTGAATATGTTGTCTTCGTTGAAAATATTGATATTTATCTTCTTCTCCCGCATCACCAAATTTTTTCATTAATTTTCTATATTCTAATCTTTTATCAAACCAACTTTCTAACAAAGCTGGAATTAATCCCTTTCGATCTAATTTATATAACACACCATTTGTAGAAATAGAAACTTTATTATTATCCAAATATTCTTTCAATTCTTTTTCTGTTAATTTTCCAATTTCTTTTTTATCTTTTATAATAGTATATGTCTTATTATCCCCCCTTAAATATTCTTCTGCATCCCATCCTTCTACTCTTCCAATTTTAGTTTCTGGAGATATATTTAACGACATAATACAAGATGGATACATTGAAGTAATATCTAAATCATAAACCCAATCATGCTTTCCTCTTTGGGGATCCTGAACATAAGCACCAGCAAATTTATCTTCCATACCCATTAAATTCTTACCTTTAGGATCTTTATTTGGTGCAACAATACCCAACTTTCTAAGATAAACTAAAATAGCTCCTTCTAAATAACGAGAAGACATATAAACATCTTCATAAGGAACATGACCAACATGACATACAGCCCTTGCAATATTTATAAAATCCAATTTATCATCTAATCCCTTAACAAGTCTAACATCATGAATATTATATTCAACAAACTTTTTTAAATCACTTTCATATAAATCATTGAGTGTACCTTCATATTCTATTTTTCTTTCACCAAGTTCTTCTTCTGCTATAGAATCTAATCTATAAGAAGTTTTTGAAGAAAAAACAAAGTTTTTATATAAATTTAAATAATCAAGTACAGAAACACCTGCTATTTTATATTTAGAATAGTATTTATTCCAATGTACTTGTTGAATTGGTGATAAACAATTAGCAATATCTTCACCCAAAACCAATGTTATTCTATTATAAAGATATGGCATATCAAATTTATCTACATTCCACCCACTTATAATTGTTGGTGCAATTTCTAAATATGATGCCATAAATCTATTAAGTAATTCTCCCTCACTTGAAAATGATTCAACTATTACACCATCTTCAAAATCATCATCTAATTTAGAATATTCATCAAGAACAAAACACTTATATTGGTCCATAATAGAATCATATAAAGCAATAGAAGTAATTTTATTTTCCGCTTTTGAAGGTAACGGAAACCCTTTAGTAACTTCAACTTCTATATCTATGTACATAACTTTATGACCTACAGATAATTCTTCAGAATCAGTATAAACATCTACTAATGTTCTTGTTTCTGGATTAACATCAGATTCATATAACCCAACAGTATCTTTACTCCAGCGATAAAGTTTTTTTAATTTATCACCATATAAAGATACATGAGTACCATACGGATCTTTTATATAGGCATATTTTTTATATGGGATAATAAAATATCCCCTTTGGTCATCCCAAATATGTACTTTTCGTTTAAAGCCGTCGAAATAAATATTTTGATAAATAGTTATAACTCCTCAATTTGATATATTGATCTTACGAATAAAATCGTATATAAGTCAAGTCATTTTTAGTAAAATTGGGGACCAGTTACCCAGCCCCCAATCAACTATTTTAGAAACTAACAGAAATACCTGCGTTAAAGTATCTTGGTGTTCCAAGAAATACTTCAGCATTAT